GGACAACGCTGGTGACACATCTCGGACATCACTGCGCACTTAACCAATGCGCATCTCCATTTTACGATGGACGACAACCTGTCGCTTTCCGAGGACATCAAGGCCAGATACCGCAGCCAGTACAGCGGCGTTTTCTATCAGCGCTACATTCTGGGACTATGGACGGTGGCTGAGGGCCTTGTATATGACATGTTTGACCGCAAGAAGCACGTCATTGACGTACTGCCGGAGCTTTCGCCAAAGAGCGCCTATGTGGCGTGCGACTTTGGCACCCAGAACGCAACGGTTTTTTTGCTGTTCCAGAAGCAGGCGGATGCAGACTGCTGGATCGTCACCCGGGAGTACTACTACAGCGGCCGCGAACAGAAGCGGCAAAAGACCGTGGGCGAGTACGTCACGGACCTCAAGGCGTGGCTGAACGGGATCAAGCCGGAAAGGGTCATCGTTGACCCCTCTGCCCTGCCCCTGATTACAGAGCTGCGCAAGAACGGCTTTACCCAGACCCCCGCAAATAACGACGTCCTGAGCGGCATTCTGGACGTGCAGACCATGCTGCAGACCGGGCGTCTGAAGATCTACAAAGACTGCAAGCACACGCTGGAAGAGTTCGGCGTGTACGCTTGGGATCCAGACAAAGACGACACCGTGCTGAAGGTCAACGACCACTGCATGGACGCTATCCGCTATTTCGTGCGCACAAAGCGCCTTGTAAAACTGAGGAATTGATTTTGAGCACTGTATATACATTCCAGACCTTTCAGCAGGCGCAATTCGCCGGGGAACAGCCTGATTTTATCCGGCGCTTCGTGCAGCAGCACTGCGCTTCCGGACCGTACAAGATGGCGCTGGACGCCGACCTGTACGATGCCCAGAAAAACCCGGGAGCTGAACGCTTCGCACAGACTTACGCTTTGATGCTGAAACGCCTGTCCAAAAACACCAAGCCGGACACCCCACACCCGGATATGGTTAAGAGCAATCTTTTCCGGCGGCTCAACAAACAGCGGGCAACCTACTCCCTCGGAAACGGCGTAGTCTTTGCGGACGATGGCGTGGACAAGGAAAGGCTGGGGCAGAACTTCGATGAGCAGATCCAGAAGGCCGGATATTTCGCCCTGATCCACGGTGAGAGCTTCGGATTCTGGAACAACGACCATCTGGTGGTTTTCAAGCTGACCGAGTTTGCTCCCCTGCACGATGAAAAGACAGGCCTTTTGCAGGCGGGTGTGCGCTTCTGGCGACTGAACCCTGACACAGATATGCACTATATCCTGTATGAGCTGGACGGCTTCACCGAGTACACGGAAAGCCGAATCGGCAACGTGATGCAGGAGACAACGCCGAAGCAGGCATACAAGAGCGTGATCACCACCACACCCGGCGGCGGGCTGGAAAGCGTAGAGGACGAAAACTACAGCGCTCTTCCCATTGTGCCGCTGTGGGGCTCAGACCTGCACCAGAGCACCCTTGTGGGGCTGAAAGCCTACATTGACAACACCGATCTGGTGATGTCTGGCTTCTGCAATGACCTGCAGGACTGCGCGCAGATTTACTGGCTGTGCGAGAACTTCAACGGCATGACCGATGATGAACTCGTGGAGTACCTCACCAAGCTGAATCTGTACCACATTGCAGGTGCAGACACCAGCGAGGGCGGCAAGATCACTCCATACACCACCGAGATTCCTGTGACGGCACGGCAGACTCTTTTGGAGCTGCTCCACACCCGGGTGTATGAGGACTTCGGCGGTCTGGATGTGCACTGTGTCAGCGCGGACAGCACCAACGACCATCTGGATGCAGCCTATGAGCCGCTGAACCAGAATGCAGACGACTTCGAGGCTCAGGTCAAGCCGTTCATCCGGCAGATCTGCGCACTGGCTGGCTTTGACAACGCTATGCCGACATTCAACCGCAGCAAGATCACCAACACAGCTGAGCAGGTCGAAACGGTGATTTCTGAGGCGCCGATCATCGGGCAGGACATGGCAATTGACCTGCTGCCCAACCTGACCCCGGAGCAAAAGAAAAAGGCCAAGGCTGCGCTGATGGCAGAGAGCGCAACGCGGGAGACCGTGGTCTAGGAGGACGAAGATGAACCTTCAGGAATTTGATAATTTAGCAAAATCTGGCAGAGTGAAAGCAACGATTAGCGTTTCGGTTTTTAAGATTCCGCGATATGTCGATAAGGTGTGTGGCCTTTCTTCTGGCTTTATCCGATTTCGATTTAAGGGAGACAAATTTGATACGATGTGTGGGCTCGGTGGCGTTAGATTTATGATCGAAGAAAATGAAACAGACCGACCGTGACCGCATCTCCACCCGGCAGCTGAACAGGCTGCGCCGCCGCATTTTGCGGGTCTACGGCACCGCCCGCCAGGAAATGACCGAGCAGCTGACTGAGTTTCTGGAGCATTACCAGAAGCTGGACGCCTACAAGCGGGAGCAGCTGGAAGCCGGGAAGATCACCGAGAGCGACTACCGCACATGGCTGCGCAATCAGGTGTTTCAGTCCGAGATGATGCACCAGAAGCTGGACAACATCACCCAGACGTGCACCACAGCCCAGCAGACGGCATACAAGCTGGCGCGAGATGAACAGTACGATATCTTTGCCCTTGGCGCAAACTGGGCGTTCTACGAGCTGGAACAGGCCGCAGGCGTGACGTTCAATCTGACCTTGTACAACACCGAAGCGGTCAAGCGGCTGCTGCTGGAAAACCCCAAGTTGGTGCCAAACAAGCGCATCAAGAGCGAGAGCAACAAGACCTACGACGCCCGGGTGTTCAACCGGTACGTCATGCAGGGCATCGTGCAGGGCAAGAGCGTCCACGACATCGCCGTGCAGGCTGTGAAAGGCATGGCAGACACCGAGGTGCACTGGGCGATGAACAACGCCATCACAGCCCTTACAGGCGCACAGAACGCCGGGACGATGCAGCAGCTGCGCAATGCTCAAGCCCTTGGCATTGAGGTGCAGAAGCGCTGGAACAGCACTTTGGACTACCGCACCCGTGAGATGCACCGGCTGCTGGATCAGGAGACCGCCGCACTAGATGAGCCTTTCAAGGTGCAGGGCTACGAGATCCAGTACCCGGGAGACCCCAACGCAGCGCCTGAAATGGTCTATCACTGCCGCTGTAAGGTGACCGGGGCGCTTGTAAAGTACCCCCGGCAGAACGCTATGCGGCGGGACAACACGACAAAAGAGGTCACATCTGACCTGACCTATACCGAGTGGTACAAAGCAAAGGGTGGCACTGAAAAAGAGCAGATGTGGTGGGAGGAAGAACGAAAGCGCAGAAAGGAGAGTACCAAGAATGAGTAAACGTGGCTCTGGAAGTTCCACAAGGGCAAGTGGTGGGAAAACTACGCTTGATGAATTTCTTGCAAAGCGCGGTTTAAGTTCGCCTATCAGCGACTATATGGATGATAAACTGCGTATCCCTCATGGCTTGACACGCAGACAGACCGAGAAAATGCAAAAAGAAGCCCATGAAGCCGCTGCACAATATTCCGCAAAAAGAGAAGCTGCTATTGCAGAATACAAAGCGGGCGTTGCATCTGGCGCAATCAAAGAAAAAAGCCGTGTTGAAGTTTTGATGGGCAAGGCAAAGGGGCATCCCGACAACCCATCAACGCAGGCCGCACGCCGTGCGCTGGAAAAACGTGGTTACAACTGGAAAACAGGACGAAAGCTCAAGAAAAAGTAAGGTTTGGAGGGATGAACCGTGATTCTGCCGATGGAAAACACCGAGAAAATGATTTTTCCAGGCGTGGGCAAGTATGGCATCCCTGAAATCAAGCCAGAAACGGACATCCGCATTGACAAGCTGGAATGGATCCCGGTCAATTATGCGCTGACCGCCAAAGACAAGGCCACAAAAGGCGTGCATTTTTACAAGGACGATTACCAGTTTGAACGGTTCTGGAATAACCCAGACAAATACATTCCCCTTTTGCAGCAGTTCGGCGCGGTATGTTCGCCGGATTTTTCCTTGTACAGTGATATGCCGCTTGCGGTGCAGCTTTTCATGCACTACAAAAAGCACTGGCTTGCCGCATACTGGCAGGCGCACGGAATCCGCGTCATTCCAACGCTCTGCTGGTGCGGAGAGCAAAGCTATGACTGGTGCTTTGACGGAGAGCCCAGAAACGCCATCGTGAGCATTTCGAGCCACGGCACACAGTCTGACCCATACGAAGCAGAATGCTTTGCTAAGCACTGCCGTAAGGCGCTGGAAGTGCTGCAACCGAGCGGCATCTTGTGGTACGGCAAATGCCCGGCGGAGTTTGACTGGAATGTCACAAAAATTAAGCCATTTCAATACGAAAGGAGGCACTACCGTGAGTAAAAGAGGTTCTGGCAGTTCCGCGAGAGCGGGCGGCGGCGGCGGAGCTGCCGCAAAAGAAAAAGAGCTTTTTACTGTTGGAAAAGACGGTGTGCGGACATACGATGATTCGGAGAAAGAACCCGGAAAAGAGTGGATGCTTTCTAAGCATAGTACCGAAGCTATGAAAGAATTTAGAAGCCTGAGCGATGTTCATTGTGAGTGGAATAAAGGATTTGACGTGCTTGAGGGCGATAAAAAGCCTGTAAGCATGAAAAGAAGCCAGCAGTGGGACTATCTGAAAAACCACAACATAAACTCTTTTATTCTCAGAGTTCCAGAGGGACAAACGAAAAGAGCGCTCAAGCAAATGGAAGACTACGGCTATCACGTTGTCGCAAAACTGGCATCAAATTCAAAAGACAAGCGCATTTTTGACGATAACGAATTTTATATGTCCAAAAAGAAAATGCAGCGGCTTGGTCTGGATTTCAAGGTAGAAACTTATTGGAAAAAAGGATGGAAAGGCTGATGCAGGGTGAAATTTAATTATGACATTAAATTCACTGACAACACCCCGCAGCTGCTTGAAGCGCTGGAAGCGTGGGTGGAGCGGGTGCTGACCATCTGGGGCATGAAGGTGCAGGACTACGCGCAGCTTCTTGTGCCCACCGGAACGGCAGACAGCACCGGCATAGAGGGCTATGTTGGCGCTGAAAGCATCCCTTACCTACGTTGTATCTGCGGCGCAAAAGACCGTGACCATCGGCTCAAACCTGTTTTACAGCGTCTATGTGGAGTTGGGCACCGGTATTTTTGCAGAGAAGGGCAACGGACGCAAAACGCCGTGGGTCTGGCAAGACTTCAACGGCAAGTGGCACTTTACCCGTGGCATGGCTCCCCGCCCCTTCCTGCGCCCGGCGGTGGAAAATCATATCAAAGAACTGCAAGAGATTGCAGTAGAGGAAGGAAACAAGGAGGCGTAATTCATGAATTTGGAGAAAATGTTCAAAACACCAAAAGAAAAGTTCCTGCCCGATGATGTAAAAACTGCGCACTGCGAGGCAGAAGACCTTTTCCTTGAGCTTGCAACGCAGCTTGACGCACTTCCTGAAAGCCGAGAAAAAAGTCTGTGCATGACAAAATTACAGGAAGCGAAGTTTTGGGCGGTCGAATGTATCACCAAAGTTGCACGCAAAAACTAAATACTCAGCGGTTGGCGCACAGCGTCAGCCGCTTTTTATGCCGTTTTCGCACAACTGGCAGAGCATCCGGCTCATAACCGGGGAGTTGCAGGTTCGACCCCTGCAAGCGGCACCACACCGGCAGCACGTCCGGAAAAATAACCTGATCGCCAAGCATGGCAGCCCAAGCAAGGGCAGAAAGGACACACACATGGCACTCAAAAGAGCAGATATCCGCAAGATTCTGGAAAACGCCGAAACCTCCAACGATGACAAGGCATTCTGGACGCCTTGCACGAGGAGACCGATGCCCTCCGGGACGAGCTGGATACCGAGAAAAACGCCCGCGTTGCAGCGGAAAAGGAACGGGACGCAGCCAACAGCGGTAAGCAGACCGCAGAGCAGGCGCTGACCGACTACAAGACCCAGCAGACCGCAAAGGAATCAAGAGCCGCCAAGGAATCAAAGTTCCGGGAGCAGCTCAAGGCCGCAGGCGTGCTGGAAAAGTACTTTGACCGCATTGTGCGCTTGTCCGGCGAGGACATCGACAAGATGGAACTGGACAGCAAGGGCAACGTGAAGAACGCGGACAAGCTGGCTGAGAGCCTGAAAACCGATTGGAGCGACTATGTGGGCAGCACCACCACCAAGGGCGCACAGGTGGACAACCCGCCCGCAAACACCGGCTCCAAAATGACCAAAGAACAAATCATCAACATCAAAGACGCAACCGAGCGTCAGGCAGCCATCGCGGCAAATCCTGAAGCGTTCGGACTTGCAGCAAAGGAGTAACACATGGCAGCACCCGAAAATCTGACTACCGCATCTCAGATTACCACCACTATCCGCGAAATCGACTTCGTGACCCAGTTCCAGAAGAATTGGGACGCGCTGCGCACCATTCTGGGCATCTCGCGCCCCATCCGCAAGGCACCCGGCACTAGGCTGGTATCCTACAAAGCCACCGTTGACGGCGGCCTGCAGGGCGGCACCGCTGTGGGCGAGGGCGAGGACATCCCACTGACCAAGACCAAGGTCGAGCCTGTGACCTATGCCGACATCGAACTTGGCAAGTGGGCTAAGGCCGTTTCCATCGAAGCCGTCACCAAGTACGGCGCAGAAGTGGCCGTGGATCGCACCAATATCGCTTTCCGTAACGAGCTTCAGAAGAAGGTTCTGACCGACTTCTACACCTTCCTCAAGACCGGCAAGCTGGTCGGCACGCAGAAGACCTGGCAGCGTGCGCTGGCTATCGCAAAGGGCGCAGTCCTGAAGCGCTTTGCAAACGACAATCTGGACGTGACCGAGGTCGTGGGCTTTGCCAACATCATGGACTTCTACGACTATCTGGGTGACAAGGAAATCACCGTTCAGACCGAGTTTGGTCTGAACTATGTGAAGAACTTCCTCGGCTACAGCACCCTGTTCCTTCTGCCTGACGCTTTCATCGAGCAGAAGAAGGTGATTGCCGTCCCTGTGGAAAACATCGACCTGTACTACGTTGACCCCGCAGACCGCGACTACGCCACCATGGGCGCAAACTACACCGTTTCCGGTGAGACCAATCTGCTGGGCTATCACACCGAGTACAACTACAAGAACGCCACCACCACCAACTACGCCATCATGGGCATGAAGCTGTGGGCAGAGTATCTGGACGGTATCGCGGTCGTGACTGTCGGCGCGTCCAACACCGAGCCTGCCGTTGCGGCGTCTGAACTCGGCGGCTGATACGAAATAAGGAGGTGACCCCGCATGACTGTGCCAGAGCTGTGCGTTTACACGCACAATTTTTTTGACCGGTACGATGACCCCACCGCCGGGGAATTTACCTTTACGGCAGATACTGTCCCCGCTGGAGTGTCCGCCGGGCAGTATTTCCTTGTGTGCGGGTCTATCTTTAACGACGGCGTGCACAAGGCGGGAGACGGAGACCTTACCCCGGAAACCTTCACCGGCACGGTGCAGCCTATGCGCGTCCCTCCTGATTTTGTGGCGCTTGCCCAGAAGATCACCGACTACGATGCAGCCACCCCCGGCGGTGGGCGCTATGTTTCCCAGTCCTTCAACGGCTGGAGCGGCACCATGGCCACCGGCACGGACGGCTTGCCCGCAGACGGCTGCACCCACTACCGCCGGGAAATCAACCAATGGAGGAAACTGTAATGCCTGTAAACGATTTCACTAAATTCACCGTGATGGAGAATTTCACAAAGAAGTTCTGCTTTATGGTCAAAAAGCTGGTATCGGACGG